TTTGGGACTGTAGGGGGTGCGTGATATATATGCCCGTATGCCGTAGGTTGTACCTATGGACCACGTGCGTTGATTTCCATATATGCGTGGGGCGTGCGGGAAAAGGGCTTGGATTAATTTTTAGATAAAGGTCGATACACCCACCCCGACTCATATATACTTATATCTCTTGCCACAACCACCCCACCTCGCACCCACAATTCCCAACTAACCAATTTACCCAGAAATCCAAACTAATGCAATCACCCAGAAAACCGATTTTGTGTATGTCGATGAAGTATATCCTTATATATCTAACTTGGCTTCCAAAACTCTCGTTATTATATTTATCGCAAATAAGAGTTATGAAAAATAAAATCAAATCAGCGTTATTCCTACTAGCCCTAACATCGCTATCCATTTTTGTGACTTACGCTTTGTTTGCGGTAATCAGTTGGGAATACAACCCACTAAACTGGGGTGTTTACACTCGTGGTTTTTTTGGTTTTTTTAGTGCATCATCATTAATATTAACAATTGGATTATTTTATGACGACAGTAAATGAAATAGAATACATTGGTTATTTGCTTAAAGAAGCATCTAATTATGATTTGCAAGCCGAAGTTGTAGCATTTGCACTGTCCGCTATGCAAAGCGACCCCGAACTTTCCATTGAAAGAGCGATGGAAATTGGGTTTCAAGAATGGGTTAAATAAACAAGCACTAATCCCATTAGGGCTTATTTATAGGTATATACGTATAAAAAATAAACAAAATGAGTAAAGCATCATGGCAATTAAAAATCCAAACTCTTAAAGAGTGGATCGAATGGATGAAACGAAATGGTAAGTCCAAAAACCGTAAAGTAAAACGTACGACTGAGGAGTAAAATTGCTCCCGTCGTCTAGGGGCTAGGACATATCCCTATCACGGATAAAACACGGGTTCGATTCCCGTCGGGAGTACAAATAGTCAGGTGGCGGAATTGGTTAGACGCAGATCGTAGGTAGCATCGCTCACAGCCAGCCTTAAACGTGGTGAGCAATACAGGTTCGAATCCTGTCCTGACTACTAAAATTATAAAATATGAAAAATAAAAAATGGACAAGAGAAGAAGCTGAACAAAACAAAAACAAACTTCTTAAAGAATTACAACAAGAACCTTTTAACACTTCTGGTGAAAATTTGGATTGGGTAACAAAAGAACTTAATCAACTGATTGATGAGGAGGAAGTGAGACAGGAGAGTAACAATGTTCCAAAAAAACTTATCAATTTTATTGATGAATTGATTGGAGAACAAAGCAGTGGTGAATATCAAATATCTCCATTAGTTATAGACCCTATAACAAATGAAAAGCACCATACTGTAATTGAAATAAACAATGGAATCAAAGTTATTAAATATAAAATTAAAATAGAATCTTTATGAAAACATTATTAGTAAAATTACAATTTAAGTTAGCGAGTTGGTTGTATAACCAAGGTATTATTGCCCCACAACTGATGGAACATTCTGATGGCACACCAGTAAGGAATATAAAAATTCTTACCCCAAAAGAGAGTGAAGTGTTGGGTGGTTAAAAAAATATTGTGTATAATGGTTGAGTGTAAAAAAATCGTTTTAATGTTTTTTACACTTTGTTATATGAATGTAATCACCCAAAATAAAATAGTCAGGTGGCGGAATGGTAGACGCTACAAGTAAGTCCAACGATGACCTAAGGCATGATGACCGAAGGAGTTACTGGTTGGTATTACAGGTTCGAATCCTGTCCTGACTACGAAACCCAAGAGCCTCTCAAAGTAAGCACACTGGTTGACAGCTGGAATAGACAGCAACATAGTCAGGTGGCGGAATGTAGACGCTAACATTAGCTCGCAAAGCTAATATTATATGTTGGTCGTAAGCGGACAATGTATAGGAGTGGCAAATCGCTGGTGGTACGGTTGCAAACGTAAATGGAAGAGAAAACCACAAATGGCATACAGGTTCGAATCCTGTCCTGACTACACGTAGCTTCAACCTGCTAAACGGTGGGAGAGGGTAACCAAGCCTCTCATAAAAGTAGAAACAACGTTTCCCCAGTTTCTTGTTCGGTGCACAGGAAGGGTTTATAAGGAGACATTTATATAGCCATGTCATATTTATGACTCGCTATGAACAGTATAATTAAAAAACTAAAGGTTATGTTTAATATTACTAACATATTTGCGTTTATTGTTGTGGCTGGTTTGGCTACCCCATTTGTTAAATTTGAGGATGAACCTGTTGTTCAAACTGATGTTGATCCGTATTTAAAGGGGTTTGATTCTACAAACATGGATCAAGCTGAACCTGAAGTGCAGATGTATTATTATATAAAAAAGTATTCTAAACAGTATGATATACCTACTAAATATGCTTTTTCGGTAGCATATATTGAGTCGTTGTATAGAGGACCGTGTGATAAAAATTATAAACATAATGTTACTTCGTATTGTGGGGCTTTAGGTCCAATGCAAATTATGCCTGCTACTGCTAAATTAATTTATGGTAAAACAGTTAATAAAGCGCAGTTAAAAAATGATATTGATTTTAATGTTAAAACGTCAATGATGTTGCTTCAAATTCTTCATAACAAATATAATAATTGGGGAGTTGTATTTGGGGCTTATAATACTGGAAAACCATATGTAAATAATTACGCTCGAAGAGTGTTAAAGAAAGAATATGTATGGTTGTAAAGCAGTTATGGTTGAGTAGCTCAGTTGGATAGAGCAACGGTTTTCTAAACCGTTGGTCACAGGTTCGAATCCTGTCTCGACTACATCCCGCTACCTGGGTAGGGTTGATTGGAATTTAGGTTAGTAACGCCAATTATAAAAGCAGATGTTTACGTACCCATCTTCTGCTTTCCCGAATATATTAAGTGTAGGTTCTTTGACATAAAAAACGAAAGGAAAAATAAAAATGGAAACACTATCTTTTGCTTTTGGAGTGCTTGCGATGGTTGCTATTATGTTAGTAGTAGTAGTTGTTGCTGGTATTGTAAAGGTATATAATCAACAAAAACAAATAAATGATCTAAGTGTTAGAGATGAGTCAACACACAGAAGAATAGATAATGATATGCGTGATGTATATCAACAAATGCATGAAAACAGAGAAGTTGCTTTTCGTCGATTAGATGAATTGCAATCTTATATTGATTCACGTATTGATAAAACAATAAATAAAAAAATAAAATAAATCGTTAAAGAGCCTACACTTTTTATATTTCTAACATATGTATAACAAAACATTTAATATACTATAAAAATGAAATTAAACGACCTACGCACCCTTATTCGCGAAGAAATACAAAACGAATTAGCTGAAGCTAAAAAGAAAAAGAAAAAAGAAGCTACAGAAAAAATAATGGAAATTATTGCTGAAGCTGAATTAACTGAAGTAGAATTAGAAGAAGCATTTGAAAAACTTAAAAGTGCAGCAACACAAGCATTCCAAAAAGGAATAGCCACCGTAGGATTAGGAAAGTACCCAGCACCTAAAGGAGAACATAAAATTACACCTGAAGCATTAAAAGCTGCTTTTGGAAAAGCACCTGCAGTTTTCAAAGATTATATGGAAAAATATAAAATGAATTTAGACCAATTAATTAAATTATATCAAACTGAAGAAGGTAAAGAATTTAATAACGCTAGATACTGGGTACAAACATGGTACGATGCAACTGTAAAAAAAGATGAAAAGGCTATAAAAGCTTGGAGAAAATCTGATACAAATGATGCATATAAGTATCTTCCTAACCCTGAAGGAGCAGTAGGATTAGCATCGATAGCCGGTAACAGTCCTATTAATGTTGGTGGTATATAATTAATACATAACAAAACATAACAGGGCCGCCACAAAGCGGCCTTTTTTATTCGGTAGGCTTCCAAAACTCACTAATGTACATTTATCGTAGATAAAACGAGAAACCATGAATATATTTAAGAAAAAACCGTATTTAGTTAAGTTGTTTTGCACTCAAGACGATATCAAGAAAATTGACGATTTCTTTTCTGAAGAAAATGCTGACTTATTTCCATCTTATGTTCAAGATTGTATTGGTAACTGTGATATATTTGAAGAAAGTGATTTTCATCTTATTATGATTATTGATGAATTATCTATGGATTTTATTAAAACTCAACTTAAAGATGTACTTAATATCAATTACGATATTAAAGATGCTACTAAACAATTCTTATTAGGTGATTACCCATTTGAATTATCTGTTGGTAAAAAAAGAGCTGTTGAAGAAATCGTTTTAGACAATGTCACCTCAGATGATATTTTAGATAAAATTAGTATTAAAGGAATTGAATCACTTTCTGAAGGAGAAAAAAATATACTTAAATAATTATGAAACTTATATCTGCAGAAGAAGCAAGACAATACATTCCATGTAAAGAAGATTTTGCAGGAAGACCAGCCGCATATTTTACCCTTACCCCAAGTAAAGAACCGGGGTGGGAAAATTACGATGACGTTACATATTATACTGCTAAAAAAAGATTAGAATACGAAGGTAGAGAAGGGGACGGAAATTCATGGGTGTATATATTAACAAGCCCTGCTTTGCCGGGTTTATGTAAAGTAGGATATACTAAAAAAGAACCTGAAGAACGTGCTAAAGAAGTAAGTCGTGGTACTGGTGTACCTCAACCATTTGAAGTTGCTTGGGCGTTTAAGTGTTTTGACGGAGATATACTTGAGCGTGAAGTCCATAAATTTTTAGACAAATATAGAGAAAATGCAGACCGTGAATTTTTTAGAGTGGACTTTGAAGAAGCTAAAAACGCAATTAGAATTTTAGGAGAAAGATATGTAAAATCTTCTGCTTAAACTTGGCGAAAATCATTTTTTTAATTATATTTATGATTATATGAAAAAATCAATTTTAACCCTAGCCTTTGCTGCAGCTATGTTTGCTTGCAGTACTAAATCAGAAAGTACGGCTTCTGAACAAGCATGCGACACAGTTAGCTGTGAAGCAACTTGTGTAGAAACTTGTGTTGATGCTACTGCTGTTGAAGCTGCTACTGCAAACGCAGTTGCTACTGAGACTGTAGCTCACTAAGTCACAAGACTACGACGCAACCAAAATTGGCTTCATATGTATAATGTGGAGCCACTTTTATGTTCGAATTATGGACTTTGAAAAAATATTCAGCAGCTTTGGTAGCGTTAATGAGCCAGAAAAAGACTCAGATGACGTTTCCCTATTAGTAGACTTCTCAGATCATCCTTTATATTGGATTGGAGGATTTACTAAACTAATTTCTAACCAGTTATTTTTTGAAAAATATACAGTTATTTCATTTAATAAAATTGCCCCAGAAATAGACATTGAAAAACTAGAAGAAACTAGTAAATTTTTTATTTATAATAGGGCTTGGGATTATATTAAAAAAATAAAATTAGACAATCCACTACATATTGATTGTATCAAAACAAAAGCAAACAAACCATTTCTTGAAGCTTTAGAAGCATCAATTAAATTTTTTGAAGAACTAGAGGAATATGAAAAATGTGCTTTGTTACACAACATTAAACTTAAAGTAAAAGAGTATTTTCCTCAATAATATACCGCGTTACCTAATTCATTAGGCTTTCAAAACTCTATAACGTAATTTAAGGCATATTTATAAACAAATGCCTTATGAGAAAATTTTTTAGTTTTTTATTCGCCCTATTTACATTAGCATCTATTGGTCAAACATTTACTCCTGACATGGATAATGTTGATTCCTTAGCTGGTTTCAATACTGCTGAAGTAATAAACTATGCTAAACAAAATGGAGTTCAAGGAAAAGAACTTCGTGATTATGTTAAACAAAGACAACGTGACTTTGTTCGTGATCGATACTATAAATCTAACCCAATACATGAGGCACCTATTAATAGTAAATTATTAGGAAACCCAGGACAAGTAATGGTTGCTCCTTGTGTTAATGAAGGATTTGAAAATACTGCTCCCGGGACTTATAATGGTGCTGCAAATGCGTTTGCTGTTCAAGGTTGGACTTTATATGGTGCATATGCTAATGGGCCTGGAGTAAATTATAATTGTGTTTCGTTAGGAACACCATATACTCTTGGAGCAAATGAATTTCAGATTATTACTACACCTGCAAATTTTAATGGTAGTAATTGCTCATTTGTTTTAGGTAATTCTCCATTTGGTGGTACTAGAGTAGCCAAAATAAATGCAGGCCAAAATTCCAATTACTCTAGAAACAAAATGGCTCAAACCTTTCCCGTTACACAAGCCAACGCATTGTTTCAGTTTGCATTTGCAGGCTTTTGGGAAAACCCTGGACATAGTTGTTGTGATCAGCCGGGATTATACCTAAGAGTATTAAATGCCTGTAATGGTAACAGTGTTGCTTCTTGTTCTTCAATGACGTTAGCAGCCAACTGTGGTTCATTAGCAAACGTATCTTTTACTCCTTGTGGGTTTGGTGTAATGTCAAATTGGCAAACCAGATCTATAGATTTAACTCCTTATATTGGTGGTTGTGTTACAATAGAAATTTGGACTGCCGATTGTAATTTTGGTGGCCATTATGGTACAACATTTTTTGATGCTGTATGTGGTGGCCAAAACATATCTCCTGGTTTAGGAGGTTTACCTGGTGGTCCTATTCCTGGTGCTGTTTCTTTTTGTGCAGGTTCAGGCGTTGCTCAAATTAATGCTCCTTTAGGATATAACTTTTATCAATGGGTTGGTCCTAATGGTCCTATACCTCCACCTATGGGAACAATGGCTGTTATTACAATAACAAACCCTATACCTGGTCAATCCTATACTGTAAACTTAACTTCAAGTGGTGGTTGTCAATTAAGTTCTATTTCACAACTCAATACTACAACTGTTATGATTGCTGGTATTGGATCCGGCACCACTTGTCCTAATGGATCTTCAGGTTCTGCAACTGTACAAGGTGCAGGTAGTGGAGCAGGCTACACTTACACTTGGACAAATGCTTCTAATAGTGTAGTAGGTAATTCTTCAGTTGCTGTTAATTTACCTGCAGGTATTTATTCTGTTAGCATTGCTGGAGCTGGAAATGCTTTATGTGGTACTGCTTCTGCAACTGTAGCTGTTGGTGTTGGTACTCCTCAAACACAATACCTTTATAAACCTTATTGTGGTGCTCAAGCATATTTAAACACTACTGGTGGTACTAACTTTCAATGGTATTTAGGTAATGCTCCTATACAAGGCTCACTTGGTACAGCTTCAGGCTATACAGTTAACAATCCTTCTCCAGGTCAAGTTTACAACTTATCTTATACTAACTTACAAAACTGTTTATCTCAAATCAGTTATACTTTAATGTCATCTTCTCCTGGTGCTGTAAGTGTATCTGCTACTTCAGTTTGTGTGAATGGAACAAATGGAACTGGTACTATAAATTTAACTCCAGCTCCAGGAGCGCCTCCAGGTGTAAACTCATATTCAGTAGTTAATGCTATTGGAACCCCTCCTTATAACTTTTCAGTTTATCCTACTGCACTTAATGTTTATACAATTAGTGGACTAGCTGCTGGTGTTTATTCAGTAGAAACGTTTGATGGATCTTGTAAGTATTTCAACTTAATGTATGTAAATACTTACATAAACAATCCTACAATCACTCCTGTTTCAATGACACCTTGTACTCAACCATTTGCAGCAAGCATAACTTGGTCAGTACCTCCTCAACCAGGACAATTTACTTTTAATTGGCAGCCTAATCAATATATTTTAGGTAACTTAAATACATCTCAAAACGTATTAATTCAACCTAATGTACCTCCAGGAACAAATACAGTTATTACTTATACTTGTTTAATTACCCCTTCAGCAATCAATTGTCCTATTACTCGTACTATGTCGATTAATATGATTAACCCTGCTACTCCTACTTTTGTTCCAATACCTAACTTGTGTACAAATAGTAATTCATATTCAATACAAGTAAACCCAACTGGTGGTACGTTTTCTATTCCAAACGGAGTAATTGTACCTACATCAACAGCATTAGCAATTGGTACTAACACATTTACTTATTCTTACTCTCAAAATGGGTGTGGTAGTTCTAATTCAGGTACATTTCAATTAAACCAATTCAATCCTGCTACTTTAACTTCTACTATTGCACCACTATGTGTAACAGGAAATACTGTCAACTTAATGAATATAGTTCAAAGTACGGTTGGTGTTTGGAGTGGAACTAATGTTGTGAATGGTATATTCAATCCTGCTTTTTTACCAACAAACAACTATGTGTTTACATATTCAACCCAATCTAATCCTAACCCAACTGTATGTCCTGCTTTTAGTAATTTAACTATATCTGTTACAAACACACTACTACCTTCTATAGTTGTTAATCCTGAATTTTGTACTAACGGTTCCACTTTTCAAGTAGTCGCAAGTCCGAATGGAGGTATTTGGGCAAATCCAACCCTATCTCAAAATGGTATTGTTACTCCTTCTTTAGCTACGTTACAAAATACTTTAGCAAGTTATACTGTTAATGTAGGACCTTGTGTAAACACAAATACATTTGCTTTACGACCTTCAATTTATAGAAGTGCTGCCTTAACTGGTACAATAGGACATTTGTGTGTAACTAGCTCTGCAGTAAACTTAATGAACATAGTTCAAAACACTGTAGGTGTGTGGAGTGGAGTAAACGTAAATAACACTTGGTTTAACCCATCAGGTTTACCTACTAACACTTATGTACTAACTTATAGCACACAATCTACTCCTAATCCAAGTTTATGTCCTGAAAGTAAAACAATAGCAGTATCCATACTCAATCCTCCAGTTCCAAATATATCAAATGTAGGACCATTTTGTAGTAAAGATGCTGTTATACAATTAACTGTTGCTCCTAATACTGGTAGTTGGGTTGCAAGTTCGTTTTTAAACTTAAGTGGTATTTTTAACCCACAAACAGCAGCAATAGGAAACAATAACATACAATATGTAATTGGTACTCCAACTTGCTTTGCTCAACAAACTAAACAAGTAAGTGTTGAAATGTATGTTTCATCTGCTATCAGTCAGGCTATACCTGATATGTGTAATACAAATGCTCCCGTTAACTTAACTCCATTTACTGCTAGTCAAGGTATTTGGTCAGGTTCAGGTATTGTAGGCAGTATGTTTATACCTAATACTGTTGGTGCTGGTTCATTTGTATTAACTCATAGTACAGCTACTTCTCCAAGTGGTTTATGTCCTAATAGTTCAACTACATCAGTTAGAGTATATTCACTACAAACACCTACTATTGCTAAAGTAGATACAAGGTGTAATAATGGAATGCCTATACAATTAGATGTTAGTCCTGTGGGAGGTATATTTGGTGGTGTAAATACAAATGGTGTTAGTGTAAAAGGATTATTCAATCCTGCTTTAGGTGTTATAGGTAAAAACATAATTAGTTATAGTATTAATGCAGGACCTTGTATTGCATTTGCTCAAACAACCATTAATGTAGAGCAATTTATATCTGCTGACTTAGCAACATATCCTAAAGACTATTATTGTATAGGAGCAGATCAACCATTTAACCTAAATTCATTAGTTAAAAACCCAGGTGGTAGTTGGTTTGGTCCTGGTGTTGTAGGTACTACATTTGATCCTAAAAAAGCAAATGTTGGAATCAACAATATAGTGTATAGCACACATTCAACACCAACTTATACTTTGTGTCCTGATAGTAAAACTATTACCGTAAAAACGGTAGAAATACCTAAAATCAACTTATCTTTAGACAATAACAAAGGATGCGCTCCTTTAAAAGTAGTTTTTAACTCAAATGAAATTAATGGTTTAGGTGCATGGAAATTTGGGGACGGAACAGAAGACAAATCGTTATACACAATGCACACGTTTACAGCCCCAGGTACATACACAGCTAGTTTCAGTTACATTAGTTTAGAGGGATGTTCGGCTTTAACTCAAAGCACTTCATTAATAGAAGTATTAGATCAACCTAAACCTGATTTCACAATGCCTAGAGAAGTTTATTTATCTAATCCTGAAATACAAACTGTAAATAAAACACTTAATTTAGGTAGACATACTTATACTTGGACTGTATCTGATGGCACAACAGGAAACCCAGTTAATTTACTTTACATACCAAATAAAATAGGTAGATATGAAATAACATTAGTAGTACAATCAGTAGAGGGATGCACAGCAGCTATTACTAAAATAGTAGATGTTAAAAATGAATTTAACGTATATATTCCAAACTCATTCACACCCGCTAATCAAGATGGTTTGAACGATTATTTTAAACCTGTATTTTCAGATTATGGTCTCAATCAAAGTTGCTATAAAATGGAAATATATGATCGTTGGGGTCAATGGTTATTTAGTACCAATGAAGTAAATAAAGGGTGGGACGGGAAAGTTAAAGGTGAATTTGCTAAAGAAGGTGCGTATGTTTATAAAATCCGTTATTGTTCCTTAGATGGTATTGTAAACGAAAAAATGGGATCAGTCTTATTGTTAAAAAATTAAATTTAAACTTGATTTCAAGAAAGACGTCTGTACATTTAGAATTACGGGTTTGTAAGGAAAGAGAGGAAAGGTAGGAGAGACAAACGGGTAGGGAGATAAACATAAAAAACATATATATGAAACATAGAGAACCAATCCTTAAAAAACTAGACAGTATTGAATCTAGTTTAAATAAAAACAATCTATTCCTGAATAGAGGAGATAGAGATGGTGCTAGAGAAACACTAGAACAAATTCGAGAACATGTAGAGCAAATTCGTTTGTATATTAACAACGAACCTATAATTGGAAACGAATTAAACGGTTAATATGAGAACAACAGCAGAACAAATTCAATCAAATTGGGATAAATTTATAGGTTATATTAACACCCATATTTCATCTCCCAGAAAAGAAAATCTATTAGAATTTTATTCTAAATATCAGGATAGGATTATGATGATGCCTGCTGCTCATAAAAAAGAATACCACAATGCCTTCCCAGGCGGTTATGTAGATCATGTTAATCGAGTTATTGAATGTGCTATTGATTTACATCATGTTTGGGAAAAACACGGAGTAGATACTTCAACATACACACTTGAAGAACTTGTATTTTCAGCTTTAAATCATGATTTAGGTAAAATGGGAGATGAGCAAAATGAAGCTTATATACCTCAAACTGATCAATGGCGTAAAGATAAACTAGGTGAAGATTATAAATTTAACGACCGTTTAGAATATATGTCCGTCCCAGATCGTGGTTTACATTTATTAATGTCTCATGGTATTCAATTTTCTAAAAATGAAATGTTAGCAATTAAATTACATGACGGACTTTACGATGAAGCTAACAAACCATACCTTCTTACTTGGATGCCAGAGACTAAACCACGTACTTCTTTAATTTATATTGTTCATCAAGCGGATTTGATGGCTGCTAGAATTGAATTTGAACATGAATGGTTGCCTAAATTTAAAAGTAACTTGCCTAATCAAGAAAAGAATTTTAAATTAGAGTCAAAAGAAACAACTGCAAAAAAGCAATCTATCAAAACAAAAGCACTTGGAAATATAAAGAGTGCTAATTTGAAAAATGTGATGGACGACTTTTTTAACGACTAATTAAAAAATTAATTAACAGAGGTTGTGGTCAAAAGCTACAACCTTTTTTATTTGTAAATTATGATTATATTAATTATTATTTTAACAGTTTTAGTACTTGTGTTAAGTTACACAAGCTATAACTTATTAAGGAAAAATGAAAAATGTGAGGATATGATTAAATCATATGAAAATTATATTGCTAACCTTTCAAGCACAATTGAGTTTTCAGACAAAAAACTTAAAGAAATAGATGCTAGAGAAATGTTTAAAAGCGATGATGAAATAGGATGGTTCTTTAATCAAGTTCAATACTTACAAGACGAATTAAATAAATTTAAAACCATAAAATAATGGCTAAAAAGAACTATTTTACTCAAGAAACTGAAGACGCTATTGTTTTGTATAACAAAACGGAAGACCCAGCAGTTAGAAGTAAGATTTATGACGAGGGTATCCACTATGCCTTTTTTAAACTTACCCAAAATATTATTCATACATTTAAATTTTATCATACTGAAGTAGAAAACATAGAAGATCTACAACATGAAATCATTACGTTTTTACTTAGTAAAATTCATTTATTTGACAATACTAAAGGAACTAAAGCATATTCTTATTTTGGTACTATTGTTAAACGTTGGTTAATATTATATAACGAAAAAAATTATAAAAAGAAAATCACATCCATACCAGTGTCTACTTTAGACGACGACAATTCAGAATCGTATGTTATGGAAGAACATAATTCACCTAGTGATAAATTATCTGCAAATGATAAATTAGCTTTATTTATGGATTTATATGTTGAATATTGTACTTCAAACATTTATAAAATATTCCCTAAAGATGAAGATGCTAAGATAGCAGATGCTGTTCTTGAATTATTTAGAAAACGTGAAAATTTAGATGTATTTAACAAAAAGGCACTATATATTTATATACGTGAAATAATTGACGTTAAAACACCTAAAATAACTAAAATAACAGAAAAATTATTTGACATATACAAGCGTAACTACTCGTTTTACCTTGAGAACGGATATATAAAATTTCATTAATCCATATTTATCATCATGAACGGATTAGATTCTAATATATTCGGTGATAAAAAGTTTTCAGATTTGTTGAAAGAAATATACGATAACCAAAAAAAGAAAGAAAAACAAATCTCAACTTTAATCAGTGAATTAAAGCCACTAATTGAAAATATTGGTGATGCTACATTAATTGTTCCTTTAATTAAAGAATATCTTGAAATAGGAGTTAAAAACGACGAACAATTAATTAAAATGGCTACTATAATTCAACGTGTAGTAGCAAATAATGCCTCTGTAGAAGCAGGTGGAAGTTTACTTATATCTGATGAAGAAAAAGCTCAATTGTTAGGTGAAATAGATAAACTTAATAATAAAGAAAACAAGTAATGAGTTCTTTAGAAAATTATAGAAAAAGAGCCAACCCGGGTTCTACTAACCCAAATACAAATGCACTTTTATCTGGAAATTCTATTTTTGAAAAAACTAAAGGTGTTAGAGTATATAGTGTTGTATTAACTTCTAATCATCCTAGATTTAATGAATTGGGAGGATGGAATGCTTTAGGAGCAATAGAATATGTAGAAATATCTTCTAAAAACCCATCAAGCGCCCAACTATCAGTAGCATATCCATTTTATCCCAATATTAAACATTATCCACTAGTAAATGAGATAGTTTATATATTAGATCTTCCTAGCAATAGAATTTCTCAAGCACTATTTTCTTCCGTTAAAAAATACTATTTAGATTCAATATCATTGTGGAACCACCCACATCATAATGCTTTACCACCTCCACCCACACCTGATACTTCATTAGAAATACTTAATGATTACCAATCAACAACCGGTGGATTAGTTAGAAGAATAGTAGATGACCCAAATGTAGACAACCCTGATGGTACAGAAGCATCTGGCATATTTTTAGGTAATACTTTTAAAGAAAAAGCAAATATTCATCCTTTATTACCATTTGAAGGAGATATTATATATGAAGGTAGATGGGGCAATTCAATTCGTTTTGGTAGTACTAATATTAATAATTATGATATAAATCAAGCAATTGAAAATTATAATTGGTGGTCTGAAAGTTCTGATAAAAAGAATAGTGGAGACCCCATTACAATAATCAGAAATGGTCAAGGAAATAGAAGTGAAGAAGGATGGTTCCCTATCATAGAAAACCCAGATATAGATAATTCATCTATATATTTAACTAGTACCCAAAAACTGTCTACAATTAATAAAACATTTTCAAAACAAGAAAATAAAGGATATAACGTAGGTAGTTACAAAAATTCAAATACACCACTTCCTACTTCTTTAGAGCAATATTCCAACCCCCAAATTCTTTTAAATTCAAGTAGAATAGTTTTAAATTCTACATCAGACAATGTGGTATTAAATTCTCAAGGAGGAATTCACTTATCTACACCTGCCTCTATAGGTAATATAAATCTAGACTCTAATGTAGTAACAATAGATTCTAATTCTATTTATTTAGGGAATCGATCTTCAGCTATTGAACCTTTAGTATTAGGAAATAGATTATTAGATACATTAAGATTATTATTAACATCACTTTATGAAATAAATAAGGCTTTATCTAAAGCAAAAACAGATATAGTGACAGAAGGAACGTATACTACATTATTTGAATTAACTGCTACTGCTAAAACAATTGAACCAATATTGAATAAAATTAAAAACTTATTAGGAGAAAGTAAAGAAGATAGTACAATTTTATCTAAAACCACATTTACAAAAGAATAATGGCAATAAAACCTAACCCCCAGTCTGCTAAAGCTACAGGTGATTTATTAGTTAATTTAGGGATACAATTGGCTGTAAAAGTAGTTCCTCCATTAGTTAAAATGGCGACTGATGCCGGGATAGAAGCTTTAAAAGGATATTTTAAACAACCGGAAGGATGCCCAGCAAACGACAAAATATTAGAACTTATAAATATAAGAAACAACATTTTAAAAGTATTAAACCCAACTAGTAAAACAATTGAAGCATTAGTTAAAACATTAGATATAGCTAGTACTACCTTAAACATTACTAAAAATATAGTAACTGTATCATCACAGATAATAGATGCATATGTTTTAGTTGCCCCTAAGGTAGTGCCTCCACTTCCTGTACCTCCTAATATATTTACTACAAAAGCAAATATAGATGATACTTTAAACCCTATATTAAATAGTCTTACCAACCGCATAAATATAACAAACATAGCAGCCAATATTGTTTATAACATTGTAATAAAAATAATAGAAGTATTAAATGCTATAGATCTTCATATAAACGAATGTTCTGATCCAAATAATCCACCTCAACTAACCCCAATTGATTCATTTGTTCAATCTGTTTTTGACAAATACCAAGAATCTCTTACATCACAGGTTGATGTATATACAGCATATAACACAACATATAATGGATTTACATTAGAAATAGTTACTGGATCGTATGCCCCTGCTGCAAGTTCACCTAAATTAGTTACTGCCAAAGCTGTTGGTAAAAATTTTGGAGGTATTCCTATTATAGAAACAGAATATTCTTTTACTACTACTCCTCAAGTTTTAATAGATGAACTTAAAATCAGAATAGATACAGAAAACTTAAAAGCATATTGATATGGCATCAACAAACGTTACAAATATAAAAACTGCATTTACGTTAAGTAATACTTTAGGAGCAGACCCAGGTATTCAAACTTCTAAAGATCCTACGTCTAATATAGATCCTAATGACCCTACACGTTTAATTAGTTTAAATCCCCTCCCTCTTAAAATTACAGAAGATAACAATGAAAATACAATTAAAAATCCTGAATCTGATATAAATTATACTACAAGAACATCTATATTAACATTAAAGGGAGAAGCAGTTTTACCAATATTTTATCAAACTGGTTGGTATTCAACAGTTACAGGCTCTAACGCATCATATAATATCAAAAACGCCTCAGTCGAACCTGGATCTGCACCAAACAACGAAACAATAGCAAATGTTTTATATGCTTGGTTAGATAAAATTTTTATAGAGTTTGGAGAAAGAATGATAGTTGATGACTTAAATGCTGTTACTACTTTTAATTTTAATTTTTCAAGTCAAGAATCTGCTATTCCTAATTCTGATAATGAAAAAGCAGGCAACCCTCCAGGAAGCCCAAAAACACCATTTACACCCCTTATTACAAATGCTCCGGGTACACTATCTGCCGCTAGATTTAAGTGGATAGAATATTTTATAAAAGAATATATTAAAAATTTAAAGGAAAGATTTCAAAAAAATAATTTTTATAAAGATGAAGACCATAAAAAAGTTATTGAAGGATTATCAGACCCCAACTCAAAACTAAAAATATCAGTTAATAACAATCCTATATGGGGGTATACACCGTATTCTACTACTAAATTAGATTTTGACAATCAAACTCATGCAAATTTATATAAAGGAAAAAATATAACACAATTTTATGATATTAAAGATATTCCTTCATATTTTAGAGATGGAAGTGCAAATGCAACTTTATTTCAAGCTGGGAAAAATTCTTCCCCTGATTCCACTACTACAATACCTAAGCCTATAAGTGAAAAAGCCTCAAATAAATCTTTTAACCAATTGTTTGATGAGCTTAGTCAAAGATATACTAATGAACAAAAATCCAATATACAATTTATTGCTAATATAAATAAAACAGAAAGATTAATAAAATGTGGTGAAAGTAGAGGAGGAGGGAATGGTATATTTGCAGACTCTTCAAAAGGATATAATACTCCAATTATATTAAAAAATGTTCCAAATGATCTTATACCTCTACTTTCATTTAAAGGAGAAGCATATTATATCCCTGATCGTTTTGGTGACCTTCCATTTTACAATTCAAATGCAAATACTCCACATGAATTATTTATACTTTCTCTTATAATAGCTATCCATAGAGAAGCATTTACAAATTCTAAGGGAGAAATAATGCCTGCTTTTGATAAATTAAATAATGTTAAAGGATTTAAAGGAGTATCCATTAATACTCTTTTTGACCAATGGAACAATCCACTAATGAGCAAAGCATTACAAGCAGTTAGATTACTTACTGTTCTTAAGAGTAATCGATTAAAACAATATTCTAATTTAGCTATAAATATATTTAAATATAATAGTGACGCAAGTAATAGATATCGTAATGCAAATTTTCCTGGTGGAGTGTCTTCATCTCCAGATATTACTGCTAATAATAAATTAATAGCTTCACTTATAACAGCTATTCAATTTGAAACCCCCGAACAAGGTTATTGGCAAAATCTTTTAAATAGTTTAAATACAGTTAAAGTTCCCGTTAAAGATTCATCTACTCCTATTTCTTTAAAAGACAAATTTATAAAAGAAGGCCTCCCAGATATTCAAAGTAGTGATAGCGCAATTTTTACTGTTCCTTTGATAGATAATAAATATAAAAGAGAATCTGACGGTAGTATTCAAATTCCAACTTATGGAATTTTAGGTGCAACTGTTTATGATTATAAACGCAAATGTAAATCTTAATTAATAAAATTTTAATACTTTCAATATTTATAACAAATGAAAACCGACATCCTTAAACAACTTATCAAAGAAGCAGTAAAAGAAGCAATTCATGACGAATTGAAGGACATTTTACTCGAGGCTGTAAAGGCACCAAAAATGCCAGTTAACGAATCAACTACATTAAACTTTACAACCAAAAACATACCACATCAAGCACCTAAACCAGCCATAGATACTAAAAAGGCATATATGGATATACTAGGTGAAATGGCTCAAGGTCCATCTTCGGGCTTTGCTGGTGATTTTCAAGTTAATGGACCTGTAAATACAATGTCTGAAGGCAGTTCATTGCCAGATGGACAATTAGGTTTAGATCAAATAATGGGACTAATAGGTAAGAAATAATGGCTTTTGGTGCTAAAAAAATATATCCAATAGATCAACGCCCCGGCACCGCTGTAGGTGTGGCTGTTCCTTTTAATGCACCAAATGTTTTTCCTTCTACATATACTACTAAAGATGCTATACGTAATAATTTGTTAAATTTCTTTTTAACAAATACTAATGAAAGATATTTAAACCCAAATTTTGGTTCTAATTTAAGAGCACTTTTATTTGAACAAATAACAACTGGAAATCTTGAGTTTTTACAACAAAATATTCAAAATCTAATAGCAAAATATTTTTCAAATATAAACGTAGAAAATATAGATATTACTCCACAACAAGATTCAAACGAAGTGTTTGCAAAAATTACATATAGTATTATAGATACAGGAATAGTAGACAACATACAAATAGGATTTGCATAATGGCATCAAATAAAAATATAAAATATTTAAACAGAACTTTTGACGATTTTAGGGCTAGTTTAATAGAATACACTAAAACATACTTCCCTACAACATACAACGACTTCAGCCCAGCATCCCCGGGCATGATGTTTATGGAAATGGCTGCTTATGTAGGTGATGTTTTATCGTTTTATTTAGATAATCAAGTACAAGAAAACTATTTACAATTTGCTCGTCAATCAAACAATTTGTTTGAATTAGCATATATGTTTGGTTATAAACCAAATGTGGTTGGGGTAGCAACTACAAATATAGATTTTTACCAAAAAGTCCCTTCAATATTATCAGGATCTCAATACGTTCCAGATTTTAATTATGCATTATTTATTCCAAATAATTTCACAGTATCAACAACTGTAAGTAATCAAACATCCCCAATTGTTTCATTTTTAGTAGCAGATGCTGTAGATTTTTCAGTTTCAAGCTCTACAGACTTTACTGAAATATCTGTATATGAAGTGTCAGGTAATAACCCAGTGTATTATTTACTTAAAAAGAGTAGAAAAGCAGTTTCATCAACAGTAAATAGTACTACATTTTCTTTTGGTTCACCTGTTAAATTTAGTACAGTAAATATTGTGTCTGATAACATGATAGGGGTATTAGATTGTGTTGACTCAAACGGAAATATTTGGTATGAAGTAGATCATTTAGGTCAAGAAATGGTATTTAATTCTATTAAAAATACTAATGTAAATGATCCTAATTTATCATTATATAGTGATGCTCCTTATCTTTTGAAACTAAAAAAGATTCAACGTCGTTTTACAACTCGTTTTAAAAATTCTACAACACTACAATTACAATTTGGAGCGGGCACAGCTGCAGATTCGGATGAAGAAATAGTACCTAACCCAGATAATATAGGTATTGGTTTACCATTTGAACAAACTAAACTTACAACAGCATTTTCTCCATCTAACTTTTTATTTACTAAAACATATGGTATTGCTCCATCAAATACTACTTTAACAGTTAGATATTTAACTGGAGGAGGAGTAGGAGCAAATGTAGCAGCTAATACTATTACTAAAATAAATGTTAATGCTAGATTTTTAAACCAAAATTTAGACGCTAACACAGCAAACGACATATTTGGGTCTTTAGCAGCTACAAATCCAATAGCCGCTAGTGGAGGTGGAGACGGAGATACAATTGAAGAAATTAGACAAAATTCTATGATGAATTTTTCTACTCAATTGCGAAATGTTACTCAAGATGATTATTTAGTTAGAGCAATGAGTATGCCTTCAATATATGGAAACATTGCTAAAGCATTTATTGAACCAACCAAAATTAAAAATTTATCGGCTGGTGAATCAAATTCAGTTTTAGATCTTTATATTTTGACATTTGATGTAAATCGAAATTTAATTGCCCCTTCTCCATCACTTAAACAAAATCTTATAACGTATTTATCTCAATATAGAATGTTAAATGATTCTATTAACATTAAAAATGCTTACGTTATTAATATAGGAGTTAACTTTGATATAATTGTTTTGCCTAATTATGTCAGTACAGATGTAATAACAAGATGTATAAATGGTTTACAAGTATATTTTGATATAAGCAATTGGCAAATTAATCAGCCTATTATTTTAAGAGATTTATATGTTTTATTAGATAGAGTAGAAGGAGTTCAAACCGTTAAAAATCTTGAAATAGTAAACAAAACAGGAATAGAATCAGGATATTCTTTGTATTCATACGATATAAAAGGAGCTACATCAAACGGTGTACTTTATCCTTCACTTGATCCTATGATTTTTGAAGTAAAATACCCAAACACAGATATTCAAGGTAGAGTAGTACCATTATAAAAATAAAATGGCAGTATATAAAATATTCCCAACAAAAGACGCTACAATATACACAGCGTATCCTGATGCAAACTCTGGATTAGATGAAATTATTGAAACTTCTTTAGAAGTAGGAGCACTAATGTTTCCTGCTCCTCAAGCTAGTAGATTTTTAATCCAATTCCCTTCAGATGAAATATCTGATGTTTTAGTTAATAAAGTTTCTAGCTCACAATGGCAATCAAATTTAAGATGTTTTATAGCAAATGCTGAAGGTTTAAATTTAGACACTACTTTAGAAATATATCCTGTATCCCAATCTTGGGAAATGGGA